CAACAGCGCAGCAGACAAAGACATGCTGCAAAAAATGCACGATTTAACAAGCAAGTTGGGTGCGACATGCGCAACGATTGATGAGCCTGAACAGGCTGACGCGGGTGCTGGGCTTGACACAAAAGACTCGGCACAGAGCACAAATATTCAAATGGCGCAAGCTGAACAGGCTGGCGACCTGACTAAGGTGGCAACAAGTCAAGAAGTTCTTACGAAAATGGTTGCGGATGCAATGTTGCCGCTAAACAAGGCACTTTCTGACGCAATGGAAAAAATTGCAAAACTTGAAGCGCAACCGCTTCCCGCGAAAGGCGTTCTGCGCGTGGTAGGAAAAGAAAATGATTCTGCAACAGAAGTAAAGAAAGTTGAAATAGCGCCTGTTGTTGGTCAAGACGGGAAAATTAACGAAGCAGCAACAATGTTCAAATCGATTCACTCACATGGTGGCGCCCCTTTGATCGGTGGGTTCCGTACTACTAACTAACAAGCCCGCACTGCGGATTATTGACCACATTAGCAACACCCGCCTCTAACACTGTGAAGTGCTGGGGCGACCGAATAAAACCTAACGCCGCGAGGCACTGGAGAACGAAATGGCAGAAAATGTAAACCCACAAGCAGTTATTGACGCGACACTTGCGTTGATCAAATCTTCTCAGCAAACACCAAACAACGAACTTGCTAAAGCATGGACACAATCTGGCTCAGCAATTTCCGGCATCACAGCCTACGACCTGGAAGCAGGCGCGAAGTTGTTGTATCCAGTTATCACTCCGTTGCGCAACCGCATCCCCCGCACCAGCGGAAAGGGCGGCATTCAAGCCAACTGGCGCGCCATCACTGGCGTCAACACAGGCAATTTGAGCATTGGTGTTGGTGGTGGTAACCGTTCAGGCGTTATGTCAAGCACAACCAAGGATTATATTGCTGCTTACCGCACAATCGGTCTGGAAGATTATGCAACTTTTGAAGCTGAATTGGCTGCTCAAGGTTTTGATGACCTTAAAGCCCGCGCAGTTGAAGGCTTGCTCCGTGCTTTGATGATTGGTGAAGAGAAGGTTATTTTGGGCGGCAACTCAAGTGTTGCTTTGGGCACAACTGGAACTCCTACGACTGCAACTGCAACAACTGGCGGTGCTTTGGCTGCGGCTACTTACAGTGTTATTTGTGTTGCTCTAGCATTTGACGGTGTACAGTCTGGCTCTATCTCTGGCGGTATTGTTGGCGCGGTTACTCGTACTAACGCAGATGGATCGACTGATAGTTATGGCGGTGGTTCTGCTCAGAAGTCGGCAGCGGCTACACAAGTCACCACTGGCGCAACTTCAACCATTTCCGCAACCGTTGCGGCGAAGGCTGGCGCTGTTGGTTACGCATGGTATTGGGGCACGTCTGGCAGCGAATTGCTTGGCGCTATCACTAGCATCAACAGCGTTGTTATTTCGGCGGCGGCAACTGGTACACAAAACGCTTCTGCTTTGACCGCTGCTGACAACTCAACAAACACTTTAGTGTTTGACGGTTTGCTATCACAAATCAACGCATCAGGCTCAAACAGCTATATTGCAACAATGGCAACCGGCACCGCAGGCACCGGTACTCCATTGACAAGCGACACCGCTGGCGGCATCGTTGAAATTGACACCGCGCTGAAATCTTTCTGGGACAATTATCGTTTATCACCAACTGACATTTATGTTTCAAGTCAGGAAATGATTAATATCACCAAAAAGATTCTGTCAGCAAGCTCTACCGCTGCTCAACGTTTTGTGTTTAACAGCGATCAAGGCATGTTGGCTGGTGGCTCGATGGTTCGCAGTTACTTGAACAAGTTCGCAATGGACGGCGCAGTGGAGATCCCAGTGCGTCTGCATCCAAATATGCCAGCTGGCACGATCATGTTCTTCTGCGACCGTCTTCCATACCCACTGAGCAACGTGTCAAACGTTCTGCAAGTTCGCGCGCGTCGTGATTACTACCAGATCGAATGGCCACTGCGCTCACGCAAATATGAGTACGGTGTCTACGCAGACGAAGTGTTGCAAAACTACTTCCCTCCTGCATTTGGTATGATCACAAACATTGCGAACGGTTGATAGAGTAGCGTAACAATATTCTTTCTTTCAAAATACCGAAGGAAAGAATGTTATTTACACTGGAGGAAACATGAAAGTATACGTTCCACAAGGTTCCACAGAAGTTTCAGTTCGCGGCATGACAATGAAGGCAGAATCTGACGGATCTATTGAAGTGCCGCACGAAGTTGCTCAAGAGTTGACAAGCGTAGGGTGTTCGTTTGTGCCGCATGCAAAGCCTCTCACAAAGGATCAGCAAGCATCCGCTGACAAAACCAAGGTAAGTGCACGTTTGAGCTATGACAATGCTGTGGCGGCGCGTGATGCGGCGCGTTCCGATTTGTTCGAGACTGAAGGGCGTGGAGACAATACCGCAACAAAAGAAGCCAAGGCAAAACTCGACCGAGCCGAAGCGAATGTTGTTGAACTAGGAGCGAAGCTATGAAACTGAATGTCCCCAAAGAATTCATTGGTGAAGTGCGTGATGCGGATGGCAAACAATACATGCCAGTTGATGGTGTCGTTGATGTTCCTGATAATAAGGTCACTGATAGTATGTGGGCTTATGGTTTTTCTCGTGTTGAGATTGTTGCGCGCGCTGTGGCTTTTAATAACACGAAGGATTGATCGAAATGAGCGATGGTGATTTGACAACGTTGGCAAATGCTAAGTCATGGTTGGCTGTGTCGACCACGAATGACGACGCGCTCCTGTCGCGATTGATCACCGCATCAAGCCAATATATTCAATCGTGGCTCAACAGAACGTTCGCGGTTGTGTCGCAGACAGAAGTTCGCAATGGCACAGGCACTCAAACTATGATGTTTGGTGACTACCCTGTCGTGTCTGTGCAATCGGTTGTGGTAAATGGCACAAATGTCCCTGCGTCTTCCGATGGGATCAGCGCGGGTTATGTTTTTGACGCAAAAACAATTTACTTGATCGGATATGCATTCCCAATGGGAATGCAGAATGTCAAGATCACATATACGCACGGCTATCAGCGCACGGCAGAAGCTTCGTCAATTCCTTCCGCGCCAGTTTATGCGGTTCCTGTTTCATCGCTACAATTTCCATGGGCATCGGATGTTGGTATTGCTTTCGCAGCTGGCGGTTCGTTGGCAAAAGTTTCCGGCACACCAAGCGCAAGTCAATATTCAATATCGCAGGTAAGCGGAGACTGGACATATACATTCGCAGCAGCAGATGCTGGGAAGGCGATTGCAATAACATACGCGTATACACCGCAAGAAATCGAGCAGGCGTGCATTGAGATTGTTTCTTTGCGCTATCGTGAACGTTCGCGCATTGGCGAAAATAGTAAGTCGATCGGCGGCGAAACTGTTTCGTACAACGTAAAAGATTTCCCAGACAGCGTGAAAACAATCTTGAGCAATTATCGTCGGGTCATCTCGGTATACTAATATGAAAATCACAGCCAAAATTCAAGGTGATAAAGAATTGTTAGTTCGTATGAATGGTGTTTCTGCTAAAGTTCGAAGCACATTGAGCATGACCATTGAACGTTTGGCGGTGCAGTTGCAAGCACATATTGTGCGAGATAAGTTGTCTGGTTCGCCATTGCACCGCAGAACTGGCGACCTTTCACGCTCGGTGAATTACAAGCTGGAAAATGAAGGCATGACAGCAGTTGTTGGTGCGAATACGCCATATGCCGCACGGCAGGAATATGGCTTTACAGGATCGGAAACAGTGCGCGCGCATGTAAGACGCAGTAGAGCGCAGATGGAGAAAGCCCGGCGCAATAAGCTCGGTTATGAAACACCACCAAGCAAAGCCGCAGGCCGTGGCACAGGTTTGACAGAAGTGCGTTCGTTCACACGGCATATTAACTATCCTGCGCATTCATATCTGCGCAGCGCGCTGGACGACATGCGCACACAGATCGTTGATACGCTGCGAACAGCAGGAATGAGCGCGGTCAAAGCATGACACGTGAACCAATATACAGCGCGTTGTTTGCTCTGGTTTCGGGAGCAAGTGGTGTACGCACTGCAAGCAGACGCATAAAATCATTTGCGGATGTTAGTTCCGGCGATCAGCCTGCACTGTTCATGGAGCAAAAAAGTGAGCAGCAAGATGTGACAACAAAAATGCCAGGGAAATGGACGCTGAATGTTGATCTTGTTGTGTATGTCAATACAGGCGGCAATGACCAAAATGTTATTCCGTCGACAGTTTTGAATCCAATATTGGATGGAATATGCAGCAAGCTCGTTCCTCCTCCACAATTCGGTGAGCAGACGCTAGGCGGGCTAGTTGCGAGGTGCAGGATTCAAGGAGCAATTGAAATAGTTGAAGGGGTGCAGGGCGATCAGGCTTTCGCATTGATACCAGTTGTTTTATTTACGCCGGATTAATTTTTAAAGGAGAATCACATGTCACAATTTATATTTGGATCAGGTGCAATGTACGCGACACCTCTCGTCGACGCAGCTGGAAATGCAGTAACAGTTCCAACCCCTGTAAAATTTCTGGCTTGTCAGGACATCAGCATCGATTTGTCATTCGACACGAAGATGTTGTACGGACAAAATCAATTCCCACTTGCAGTGGCGCGTGGCAAGGGCAAGGCAACGGTGAAAGCCAAGCATGGTCAGGTGAACGGCGCGTTGTTTAATAATGCCTTCTTTGGACAAACATTGGTAACAGGTCAGGAAGGATATGTGCAAGATTTGACAGGCACCGCGATCCCCTCAACGCCTTTCACCATCACACCAGCCCCACCCTCTTCCGGCGTATGGGCAGCGGACATGGGCGTGCGTAATGCTAGTGGCATACCGATGACACGTGTTGCTTCTGCGCCTGCCACTGGTCAGTATTCTGTTTCAGCAGGCTTGTATACATTTGCAGCAGCAGACACTGGCTTGGTTGTGTACATTGATTATCGCTACACGATGACAACCGGCAAGAAAATTGCAATCGGTAATCAGTTGCTCGGTTCAACCCCTCTTGTTGCACTGGACATTGTTGTGCCGTATGGTGGCAAGATGCTGACAATGCGCTTCCCGCAAGCGATATCAGGCAAGATGGGATTGGCCACTAAACTGGATGACTTCACGATTCCAGAAGTTGACTTTGACGTGTTCGCTGAT